CCCTGCACTCCCTGCATGGAGTTGCCAAGGCGCTTGATATTGTTCTCGCCCTTGACGTTGGCGTTGATCAGCAACCCAAAGGTGGTCGCCATTATTTCTGCTCCTTATTCAGAATCTGCATAACCGCCCCTTCCATGACCTGCAGATCCTCCAGAAGTGAACGGGGGTCGTCTACTTCATACAGTCTAAAGAGCCACGCAAGCGCCCCATAGTCCATGCCAACAATGCCGCTCATTGATGTGCGCCATTGCGTCTGGCAGCGCAGAAACATTTCCACCGCTGCCCAGTTTTCTTGCCAAACCTCAAAATCCTCTGGGCCCTCTGGCATCGGGAGCGCCAAGCCAAAGGCCGCGGCATCTGCCATCAGCTCCGAGGTGTCTTCGGTGCCTTTGGCCCAATACTCAGCGGCCTCGGTCAGTTTTTTCGCTTGGCCCCTTGGTGGCTTTCTAAGTAGGTGGTGGCAATGGCGCCAGCCAGCATCGGCACGTCTAAGAGCTGCGCCAAAGCCTTCTGGCTAAAAGGCAACTCTTTGCCATCGTTGTCATTGATGCCAGACCAGCCAACCAAAATCTCAGAAACAAGGTCAGCTTCTGTCAGCTGATCCTCCTGGATCATTTGGCCGATTTCCCGCATCCGGCTTTGGCTTACGCGCTTAAAAACCCCGTCAAAGGTGACGCGCTGATGGCGACCACCGTCAACGGGGATATCAAACGCAACAGGCCAGCTGTAGGTATCTGATTGCTTGAGTACGAATGCCATAAAAGGTGGCTAATCGCCGCAAGCGTAGCAGTTGCCTACGTCAGCGCAATCGAAAACTCGTCGTTGCCGGAATTGGAAGGAGCAGCGTTGTAATCGATGTTCAGCATTTGGATTCCATCAGAATCGCTATAGCTGATCGCTGTCAGGTCGGTTTGAGGTGCGCTGAACGTCACGATATTGCCAGCGGTTTGGCCGTGCTGGAACGTGTTGTTTCCAGTTGCCGTGCCGGTGATATCGGTGAAGAAGTTGTGAGTAGCCATCAGCTCAGCTTCCAGCACAATGCTGCCGGAAGGCTTCCGATCCGTATAGAGCACCTCCTTAGTGCCACCCACCAGTTCGCGGTAAGTGGTGGCTGCGTTCAGATCAAATCCGAACGACTGCACGGCACCGGAGAAGCTAAACAGCTGCTGGCTGGTGGTATTGCCGTTCTTAAACAGCACCGGCTTGGCCTGGTTCTGATAGGTCGGCGTCGGGTTGGCGCTGTCGTCGGGTGCGTTGTAGATGCCCACCATGGAGAAATTCAAAGTGGGAATCTGACCAACCTCAGCAGCAATAGAGAAGGTTCCGCGAGCGCCGGTCACCTTATGGCGCACGCCATCGGTGAAATAGTAAAGAGTCGCGGACTCAAACGACTCAGAACGAGGCGAGTAAGTAACCGAGGTGTCGGCAACAGTGGCCACGCTGCAACCACAAGCGCGAATTAGAGCGTCCCAAGCCGGGGCAGTGCCAGCAGTTCCCGAACCTGCAAGCTCAACCTCAAAGCTCACCTCAACACGCTGGAAGGCCAGCAGGGCTTCAAAGTTGCCCATGAAACCGCGGACCAATTCGCGCTCAACCACGTCCGATTGAATCGGAGTGATTTCCAGGCTGCGAACCAGGATCGCGTTATCTGCGCCCGTAGGTGTGGGGTCTGTGCCGTAAGTGCTCTCGATCTCCGCGAGCAATAGGCGTTGGCTAGTGCGGAGGGTCATCGGTTACAACCTCGATCTCGGGGGTGGTGGGTTGTGCCGGCGTCGTCCGCTAGATAGCGCGATTGCCGGTTAGTTCTTCAATCACCATCGTAGCTAGGGGATGGTGGTCAAATCGTCAAGCTCGGTTCTGTATCTGACAAGGTAATCGCAACTAATTACCCCAGTCGGCTGATCAGCGTCAACCATCTCAAAGCTGACGTTTCCAGGCTGAATATCTATGGCGTTTCCGCCAACAGTCAGATCAGCCATCAGCTTGGCGTGCAAGCTTTCAACAATCGGATCGGCCTGCTGATCTGGCACGTCGCCGCGCACAACAACGCTCACACGCACCACCAAGCTCCAATCAAGCGTGGGAAGGCTTGTGTTTTGCTCAGGCGTATCGCTGACCGGCTCAATAATGATTGCCGGGCTTTCCTGCCGCGCTAAAGCCTGCACGCGGCTACGCCAGATCCGTGTGCCAACGTTTGATGTCCCGGTCAGGGTCGTTCTGATCCTGGCCAGAATCGACTCGCGCCGGGTCGTCATGCCTTCACCTCAGTGGCAATGATCCGGCCGCGTTGAAAAGCGATGTTGTCGCTGTTGTTGATGTTGGCCACAAACAACGCCACCTCAGCGTTGTTTGGCATTTGAACCATCCAAGAACAAAACAGCTTTGCCACTTGATCGCCTGAGCCAGTGAAGGCGCGGCACTCAGACTGGTCAATAGCGGTGCCATTTAGGGCCAGCTTGATCCCCAGCGTTTGGTTGTTGCCGGCCGTGGCGTCCATGCTGGCCTGCACCAAAAACAGCTTGCTGACACCGCTGGTATTTCTAATCGCAAACTCGTCGGTGGTCCCGAGAGTCATCTGATGGTCTGTGGTGTCGTCAAAAGCCGCTGTCAGACCAGTGCTCTGGTAGGTATTTGACGAGGCGATCGTGATCGTGCCGCTGGTATGGCGGCTTGCTTGACCGCGAACCAGAACGCCTTCGATGAAGTAGTTAAGGCTGGTCCAAGCAGTAGACCCATTGCCAACCTTGAAACGGCGGGTGTCAGTTTCAATCCCCATCTCGCCGTCAAGCAAGGTGGGATTAGCGGAGGTCCAGTCGGCTTCGGTGTCACGCCGCAGCCTGATTCGTGCCGTGCTGCTCATGCCGCTCCGCCGTCAATAGTGTTTCCATCAAGGTAGCTAGAGCCAGCCGTGCCACCGTCTAGTTCCGGATCCAGCTGATCGTTAGCCAGATCGTCAACAGTGTCATCGCTGTCACCAGCATCTAAAGCAGTGCTGCTAGTTGTGACGCTAGTTGCAACGCTGCGCTGCAGGCTGATCTCGCAAAACAGGCCGTCATCAATCAGCCGCGTCTCGCGGACAACGTATGCAACGCCGTTGACGTTGATTTCTGAGTCGTAAAGCAGGTCGCCAAAATCTGCCGCCTTAGCCGTCAGCATGAAATCAGTGCTGATCACCATGTTGCCGGCAAGAACTTGGCCAGGCATATCAAGAATGCCTTTGCCCGTCACACTGCCGGCGACGCAATCAACGCCGAAATCAGCCAAATAGCTGTCAGGCAGATCAGTCAGCGCCATTGGCTTTTGCCTTGCGGGGTGCCGCTTTGGGCTTGGGCTGTTCAGCCGGAGCCTCAACAGCGCGACCCATGCGGATCAATTCGTGAGCCACCTTGGTGTCAAGGTCAAAAACCTTGCCTTCTTCAAGGTGCTGCTGCTGTGCGCAGCAAGTGCGAGCAATCAAAACGCGCATAAGAAAAAGGGGGCCGGTTGCCCGGCCCCGCCTCCTTTATCAGGTGGTGATGTCGAGGATTGCAGCGAAGCTCTCGGCGTGGCGAACGGCAACGTCATAGGTGACGATTGCGCGAACGCTGGTCAGAGCCTTGCTGAAGTCGTCGGAGTCTTCACCCACAACGATCTCGATACCGTTGCCCCAGAAGCCAACCATTGCTTGGCTGAAGTCGCCCATCAGCATCGCGGAGCAGACGCCGCTGCTGGTGCCCTTGGTCAGGTTGCTGGGAACCTGGTTAGTGACATACAGCGGGTAGCCGTTGACCGAAGAGGGAGTGCCGCCGCGGCCGATAGCGTTCAGCTGATCGTTGACCAGATAAGCGCCGTCGGTGCTGGTGGAACCACCAGCGCGGAGCTTCTTCAGTTCAGCCAACACCTTGGCGTTGGTGACGTAGCCGATGGAGTCGCGATTAACTGCACCGTTGTCGATCAGCACCTGCTCCTCAAGGTCAACCAGAGCGTTGACGGTGATGGCGCCACCGTTGACGCCCAGAGCCACCGAACCGATGCCGGAGGTGTTCAGGATGCCGGTGGGCTGGCCGGAGGAACCGGAGCCGTTCAGGATGCCCAGGTCAATGCCCAGGTTGATGCCGTCGGTCAGGTCGCGACGAACCAGGTCCTCGATGCCAGGAGTGCCTTGCAGCAGGGTCTGGCGGCTGTACTTGGACAGTGCAGCGAGGTTCTTGGGAGCCAGAGTCACCTGATCAAAGGTGGACTCAGACTGAGTGATGGCGGTGGTTTCCGTCGAGAGGTAATAGGTGCTGGCAACACCGGAGCGACGGGGGATCGCCACATCACCGACCAGGCCGGTCATGGTGCGGACGCCGAGGTTCAGCATCACGGAGTTATTCCGCAGTGCTTCGATGAACTCGTCGGCCATCAGCTCAGTGGCAACCAGGTTGCCGCCATTTGCTGCCGCCGAGGTGACGTAGGTGGCGCGCTTGGCCAGAGCCGAGAAAGGAACAAAGAAACCGCGCTTGCCGGTTTGAGAGAAGCCGGAGGTGCGCTGCACTTCTTGGCTCATCTCGCGAACCAGGCCAGCCTCGCGGGAGGACCAGTCACCGCTCAGAGCGGCGCGGATGCCTTCGCTGATGCTGTACTGGGCAGCTTCGCGCTGGTCCATCTCAACCGGCTTAACGGCTTCGATGGGCTTAGCGCCGAGCTGGTCGAGAACAGCTGCGCGGGCTTCATCAATCGAGCGGCCGGACTCGATCAGTTGACGGCCAAGATCGCCCAGGTTGTGCTTGTCGCACAGGGCAGAGATGCCAGCAATACGGGAACGCTCAGCCTCAGCGGCTTCGGCCCGCACCACTGCCAGATCAGGGGTGGTGTTTTCCATTTCAGGAATGGGATCAGGTTGAGGTGCTGCCGGAGCAGCGTTGGAGTCGGTCTCTAAAGAACGGCCAACCCCAACAGAGGGATCAGCCGGCACAGAAACCACGGACACCTCGTAAGGGGTCCAAGCAGTAGCGACAAAATCGCCACCACCACGCTCCTCCATTTTGTCGATGGAGTAGCCGAAGGAGACATTCCGCAGAACGCCATCCTTCACGTCACCCAAGACTTCTTGGGCGAACGGATTGCGGCTGAACCGCACGCGCACATAGCCACGGCGTTTTTCGCCGTCGATATATGCACGCTCAACAACCCCAATCACGCGATCAGGGTTGTGGTTGAACAACAGCGGAGCCGCGTCATTCAACCGGGCAAGATCAGCCGCTTTTTCCTCATGGCTCAGAATTTCGTTTCCGAAATACCGGGCCACGGGATATTCAGAGCTAAAGGGGAACTCGTAGGTTCGATCCTCCACCTCGTCAAAGGTGGTCAGCTCTGCGCGCTGGTATTTGCCTTCCAGATCGCGCACGTTCAACTCATCCGCCGACTCAGCCTCGACAGCTTCGGCGCCAGTTCGCTGTTCTACGTCAAGCTCTGCTGTTTCCATTGGCGCTTCAGCTTTTCCTTTAATCTTATCCGTTGTCATCTTCTAAATCAGTTTCGTCATCGGGGCTAGGCAGGTCAACCGATTCCGCTGCAGCAGGTTGCAGACTTCCGGCCGCTGTCATCACGTTGGGATCAGTGTCCACCGCAATGCCCAGCTCTTCCAGCTTTTCAAGCTCAGCTTTGCGCGCGATTAGATACTCATCCAAATCGCCGCCCTGCTCACCAACAACTTGGGCAAGCGTCTTAAAGCCACATCTGATTGCTTCCTTGTATGCGGCAACTTCTTTCTGAGGATCAACCCAGCCCCAAGCACGCGGCACCCATTTCACGCGCTTAAACCGCTCAGGCTCCACCTCATACAAAGGCAGATTCAGCGCGCCGCTCATAACGGCCATTTCCAGCCACGCCGAATAAACCGGCTGGTGGAAATTCTTGACCATATAGTCCTGCAGCGTTTTCCAGTGCTCCCGCTCTTCCAGCAGTGCCAGCCGGCTGCTGCTGTAGTTGGTCTGGCTGAAATCACGGCTGACTGACTCGTAGCTGCAACCAATGCCAGCAGCTACAGCGCGCAGCATCGCCCGCAGGAACGGCTCAAACTGACCATCGGGTGCGTCCAAGCTCGGGACGTTCACCGATTCGCCCGGCTGCAAATACTTGAAGACGCCAGGCTCAAACGACGAAACCCGCTCGCCGTCATAGACCTCACCGCCAGGATCAAGCTCACCCTCAGGCGAGGTGATAAACCCCATCAGCGCGCTGCTGGCCCGTGCGCGCACCACCTCGGCCTCCTCATAGCCCGACAGGTGATGCATCCGCTTGATCGCAGAGGCAAACCAAGTCACGCCGCGGGTCTGGCCCGGACGCTCCAAGATCGCCAAGTGGATCACCTCAGAAGCAGGCAGCAGCAGGTGACGCTTGCCCGGTGAACCAGAAAAAGGCCCGTCGCCAGGGTGCTTGGCCAAAAACGCATACTGCACCGGCCGGCCCCACTTATCGACCTCGACGCCCATGCGCCATTCGTTGCCGGCAACAGTGCTGGCCCCGGTGTAGGTCTCGTCCAGCTGGTCAGATTCAATCAGCTGCAGCGCAAACGGAACTTGCCCGCCACCAAACGGCTGACGGATCAAGCGAATGAAAACCTCGCCGCTTTCGCACATAGCGCCGATCGCCATCCGCTCGATCTCGGCAAAGCACAACCGGCCCGCCACGTCGCAATGCTCCTTATATCCCCAACGCTTCCACGCCATTTCGATGGCGCCGTTGATCTGATCATCAAGCCGGCCGCCGCGTTGCATCGGCACCTGGGCCTGCATCCTGATGCCCGTGCCAATCACATTTGACACCACAGCACGCTTGGCCTGCCGCGCATAGTCCGAATCGCGCACCAGCTGCCGCGCACGGTTGCGCAGCCTGCTCAAGCTGCCGTTGATCTCGGCATCGGCGCTAGTGCCACCAGCAACCCAGTCGGTGGTCAGCCGGCTAACAGTCGCGCCCTCATACATACGCCGCGGCCGACGTTGACGAATGGGCTGATATCCCAAAGCCCGAAACAGTCGCGTGCGCAGACCCATCAGAACCTCACGAACAGGTTGTGGGGATTGCCCAGACCATTAGCGATCAGGGCAGCCTTCTGCTCGCGCTTCACCTCAGCCTTAAGCGTACTTTCCCTCTGCATTAAGTCAGGCAAATCAAGCTTGGTAAAACTCCGCCCGCCAATGCTGTACTGCTTAGCGCCATTGCTAATCAGTGTCCGAATAGCAGCCTGTACGGCATCCAAATCCTGCTGCGCTTGCGTCCGCCCGTCATAAGCAGCAGGCGTTCCGCTGTACTCAAGAGCCGCCAGCACCTCAAGCTGGCCAGCGCCCAGCGTCAGCTTTTCTGAGTCCTTAGTGGCAATCGCCTGCCAGTAGTAATCACCAGCATCAAGCGTTGCGCTATTGGTCGAGCTAAGCGTGAACTCCCAGCCCGTCCCATACGCGCTGCCAGTGACCGTGACACCCTCGCCAGCTGTATTGCTACGGATGTAATACGTCAGAGTCCAGCTGCCGCTATCAACCGCGTTTCCAAGGTTGTCCTGGCTGGCATCCGCGCGCCACTTAACCGTGTCACCGGCCCTGATTTGCGCTGGGATCGGGATGGCCACTACCAACTGCTCACAAAGCTACTGGCCGCAGCTTGCGGCTTCTTCCTCGATCTTAGCGGCGGTTTCTTGCCTTCCTCTAGCTCCTGCCGCAACTGTTCCCACATCGTTCCTGGATTCATCTTGCGGCTAAATAATTGCAGCGCCGCATATGCATAAACCAAACAATCCAGCGCCTCATTTCGATCGCCTGCTTTCTTCACCCATTCCCTAATTGGAAATCCGCGGTGATATCGCAGCGCCTGCCGTTCACTGGTCAGCTGCTTGAAATAATCATCGTCCGCGCCCATTCCGAAATTAAGAGACGAGGTGCCCTCGTTATGGCGCAGCCTGCCGAACAGCGTTGTTTTGATCGTGTCGGTCCCCAGCTGGTACAGCGTCACTCCGCGTTTCAGCGTTTTGCCTCGCCAGTTCACGTCAACCTTTGAACCCTTGCCCACTGCCGGGCTGTTGCGCCTGCTGCTGCCCTTGATCGCCATAGCGCCCTGCGCCAGCCGTTCACGCACCCACCTATAGGTTTCGTGCGTGCAGTGGCCGCCGGTGTCAATCGCCATCTGCCGAATAGTCAGCTCCTTGCCGCCAGCTGTCGCCCATTTAGTCGCCAGCACTTGGTCCAGCTGGCCCCAAACCTCGTTTTGCGTCGGGTCGCCCATCAGCTCCTGGTGCCACACCAGCCAGCCCGTTTCACCCTCGCCCCAGCCCCACACGCTGCACGCCAAGCGGTTGTCCTGTACGTCAACACCAGCAGTCAGTAGCACCACGCCCTCAGGGCATGTCCCCGGCTCATACGCCAACCGCTTCGCCATCAACCCATCAGCACTAACGGCCGCGGCGTAGTCCTCTTCCCAGGTCTCCGCCAACCGCGTGTTCACAAACGCCTTAAGCGCCGGTGCATCGCCCTTGGCCCTCAAGAAATCATCAACTAACTGCTCCCAGCTGCACCAGCCCAGCGGGCTATACAGCCCCGACAAATGGAACCCAGCCGTCTTGCCGTCGCTTGGTGCTGTCGCGCGCCATTCGCCCTCGCTCAAGATCCGCGGCTTGTGCAATTCCTCGAATCGTTCACCGCAGTGCTCGCACTGATAGCGCACCGTTTCCGGTCGCTCGGCGTCCCATTTCAACTGCGGCCACTTCAACCAATCGATCACCCCACAACACGGCCGCGGCACAAAGAACCGCCGCTGATCGCTGCGCAAATACTCCGCCTCAATCCGGCTGAAATCTTTCACCGTCGGCGTGCTGGTCAGCAAAATCTTGCGCCGCGCAAACGTCGTTGTCCTGCGCTCAGCTAGTCCCACTGGGTCGCCTTCCCCATCCACATCAGCAGGGAACGCATCCACCTCATCACAAAACAAATAACGGCAGGGCGCCGACCGCAAACCCGTCGCGCTATTGGCACCAGCCAGCAGCATGATGCCCCCGGAAAACTCCTTGCTAAAGAGCGTGTTTCCTGAGTCCCGACTGCGGGCCGGCGCGATCTTCTCAGACAGACACGGCGTATCCGTGATCATCGACTCAAGCCGCTGTTTGCTAAGCCGCTTGGCCATCTCGATCGTCGGCTGCACGCACAACATTGGCCCAGGCGCATGGTCAATCACATAGCCCAGCCAGTTGCTGCCCGCCTCCGTCTTGCCCGTCTGCGCTGCAAACTGCATCACCACCCGCTGCACCGTGCTGCCTGTGCTCAGGCAGTCCATCGGCTCCTGCAGGTATGGCGTCCTGCTGGTCCGCCAAGGCCCCGGCTCTGCACTCGCCTTGCTGCTGAGCTTCCGATATTTATCCGCCCACTGCGAGACCGTTAGCGGCTCCTCTGGCCGCAGACCCTCCAGGAATCCATCGACCCACGGATTAGCCATCAGCAAGTTCCACCAGCGCAGCCCGGTGCTCATCGCTCAGCACCTTATGAATCCTTGCCGGGTCCGTCTCGCCCGCTAGCTGGTGGCTCAACCGATCCGCCAAGTTCGCCAGCGCCTCCCGCACACTGCGGCCCAACGCGAACGCCTCTTTCTTCACCTGCTCAACCGGCACCAGCTCGCCGCGCTGCTGAGTCACCTGCAATTTCGCTAGCTCCGCTTGGTAATGCTCACGCCG